AAAGGCATAGATGTAGATGATAGAGTTAACGGAAAAGAACATTTAACTTATCAAAGTCTATTTGATATCACAAATGAAAACGCCGATGTAGTTGTATGCATGGAAGTAGCAGAACACATTGAACAAGCATTGGAAGATGAAGTAGTTGCCAAAGTAGTATCAACAGTTGGTAATACATTGATATGGACAGCAGCAGCAATCGGTCAAGGTGGCATTGGTCACATCAATTGCAAAAACAAAAGCGATTGGGCTAAAAAGATTACTAGTGCAGGTTTAATAAGAAACATAGAAAAAGAACAACAACTAATAGCCGATATGAAAAAAGGTAGTCATATGGGCTGGTTCACAAACAATTTATTGTATTTTGAAAAGAATTACAGCCCATCTGATAAATTCTTCTTATCACATGCTATAAGCAAACTACCCAGTGATACAAACTTTTTAATCATTGGTGCAATGGACGGTGTTAAACATGATGGCACAACCCCTTATGTAAGAGAACATAAAGAATGGAGTGGTCTATTAGTAGAACCAGTTAGTGATCAGTTTGAACGATTAAAAGAAAACTTTGCAGGGTATACTAATCTACAATTTGAAAATTCAGCAATCACTAATGAAGCCGGAACAATGGAGATAAAAAGAATCCCACTACAATACATTGGCAAAGAAGTTCCTGATTGGGCAGATGGTATCAGTACATTGAAAGATGGATTACTCATTGATCAATATCAAAACTTTATGGTCAAAGAACCAGTAAACTGTATAACGTTTAAAGATTTAAAAGACAAATACAGTATCAACAAAATAGACTTACTACAAATAGATTGTGAAGGATATGATTATGATATATTCAAACAAGTATGGAGTGAGGGATTCAGACCCACAATCGTAAAGATTGAAGTAGTAAATATTTCTACAGAAGAAATAGATGAATTAACTAATACATTGTCCGAGTATGATGTTAGACGCATAGGTGATGACATAGTTGGTTTATTGAAAAAATGAAAAAAGTTGTATTCTACATAGAACCCAAATGGGCATTTGGTGCCATACATTATGAATTATGTAAGTATCTTTGGGGATATGGATTCAACTGTCAATTGCTACCCTGGAATCAAAGTTACACCTTGCCGGAGATGCAAGAGTTAATTGATACTACAGATTTAATTGTTACCACTCCGCATGGTTGGAGATTGTTAGGATATGATTATAAGATATTTGATCCTAGACAATGTGTAATTATCAGCCATGCACAATTAGACATGGATGAATTAATAGAACATCATGGTCGTGATGATTTTGATAAGTTTTACAAGTATGGTGCTATAAGTGATTGGTTAAGTGATGTTAGTTTACAGCTAGGAATTACTAGACCGGCGTTTGTAACACCATTGGGAATTAACACTGATAGTTTTAATAGTAAACCGAGTGACTCATTAAGAGTAGTTGGATGCACAAGTTTGAATAATTATGGCGTTCATCAAAATATAAAACGCCCATGGTTATTAGGTCCTGCAGTTGAGCAAGCGGGCTTGACACTTAAAGCGGCTGCATCATATCATAATTCTTTTATTACCATGCCTGGATTTTATAAATCAGTAGATGCTATGTTAGTTGCTAGTACACAAGAAGGTGCAGGACTACCTGTACTAGAAGCCGGTGCTGCTGGTAAGTTAGTTATCAGTACTCCAGTTGGGCACTGGAACAGGGTAGGGGAAAGTGGCGGACATGCGGTACCAATACCAGATGCTGAATTTATAGAAAAGACTGTAGAGATATTAAGTTACTACAAAGACAACCCTGAAAAATATCGTCAAAGATGTTTAGAGATACAAGATCATGCACAATCCTATGATTGGAAATTTGTGATTGATAAGTGGGTTGAAATTTTAAGTTAAAAAAAGCCCCTTTCGGGGCTTCTTTGTGTTTAATGTCTTACTCTACAATTTCGTAAGACAGGCTACTTAAATTCATAAGCATATAATCAGTATACTTTGACATACACATTGCAGGAATCTCCAAGAACGGATCCTCTAGATAGAAAGGACAACCTGATTTCCATGTCAAGTTTTCTTTGAAATATTTCAATTCACGTAAGTCCTCAATCTTAGATGGATCAAAGTTTCTGCGAGGATTGAATTTACGAGCGAATGTGTGTAATACTGACATATATTAATCCTTAATTACGTTCCATTGCAGCGGCTTCAGCGATTACAGCATAGACTTGATCCAATGTTTGGCACATAATCTTTGCAGTTTTCCAATCGTTGTCTGAATCATTTCCGGACACTTCAACCATATAACCATTGTCATACATATTGACGGTTAGGCTATCACTACATTTTGCAAGTTTATCGGCGAGTTTCATATTATTCCTTTGTTGAGAGTAGGGGCATATAGCCCCTCTTTTTATTTAGCAGCTACACCAGCTTCGGCAAGAACTTGTTCTACCGAAACTTCTTTAGTAGCCTTCTTAGCACGAGACTTGATAGCATCAATGCTAGGCTTAGTCTTTGAGACCTTAACCTTTACTGTACCCTTGTTTGCTTCCTTCATTTTGTCAGCAAGAGTATCTGCGATAGTTGCCTGATCAGCGGGTGATTGAAAGTTGGCATGTGTAGCCAAATAGTTGAGAGCCTCAATTTTTGTCATCTCACTGGGCAAGTCAACAAAGTCAACACGGGTGTGTCCGCCTTTAGTGAATTGCTTGATACGGCGAACCATATCATCAGTAAAACGAACCTTAGTATTACCATTGTTAGTAGTCATACCAGCGACTTTGAAAGTTTGTTTAGCCATTTTGTTTCCTTTAAGATAAAGCTAAGTTTTTAAAAATGTACTGATATCACTCAGCACTGTTATAATGATAACACAGATTGGCATTATTGTCAACCATTATTGTTACCAAAATCATTTTGTTTTACCCGAAAGAGTAAAACCATCAAGGACACTTCCTGCTTCAGCAAGGTCCTCAACCTCATCATGTAATTCGGCAATAGCCAAATTCAATTGCGTTCCAACATTCCGCACGACACGGCGAACATATTCCGATTCTTCAGGTCCAAGCATAGCAAAATACTTTTTCAATTGGTCCTCGGATAATGATGACAAGAAATCAAAAAACAATAGTTGTTCATTATCAATATTCATGCTTCTACTCCTGCAATATATTCCAATTCTGAAATTGCATCTTCAATAGTATCATAACCACACTCATCAACAGATCCATCATAGAGGCGGATATAGTATTGACCATTGCCCGGAGAAGCCTCTGTATCAAGACCAGCCCCTCCTACGCTGGGGATAACTTTCATTGTGATGTCCATATTAAGCCTCAACCACGTAATGTTTGTCCCACTTGCCTACGTTAACATCAACATACCATCCTACGTTAAAGTAGTCGGATTGAATGTCACTTTTGTCCCAGTTGCCATCGTTCATTGCAACAAAAATTTCTTTCATAAATTTCAGTGCTACACCGTCATAATGATTTTGGAAATGATAGGGGTTAACATCATCATAGCCGCGAGTATTAGGAGTAAAACCGCGAGCCGCTTGATAGTAGTCATTACCACAAACTGTATTAGAATTTGCGATAAAGTCAATAGCGCCCGACTTGAGATTCAATACCAGGGTGCTATGATTGCGTACAGCAAGCGAACCTTTGACCTTGTACTTAGCGAGAACAGCCTTGATTTTAGGGGCGATTTTTGCTTTCTTTTCCTGAGACATATAAGCCATTTGTAAACTCCTGTAATTAACTGATTAAGACTCTATTATATACCCAAAACCATTTAATGTCAACCGTTTAACGGTTGATTTCAAACAATGTTTCACCACCATTACCGTTGATCACACGGACTTTTTTGCCGTCAATCTTGACATAGCCATAGTTGCCATCTTGATAGATGCCAAACGGGCAGGACTCAATAGTGACATTGCGGACGATCTCGCAAAAGCCCCAACGCTTTGTTGGAAACTTACCCTGAAACAATCTCATGTTCTCAATGGAAGTAATCAGGATTTTTGCTTTCATAATATAGTCCGTTTGTTGACTGTCTAAGACTCTATTATATACCCAAAACCATTTAATGTCAACCGTTAAATGCCGCCGGTTGCGACCAAAAAACGCAGGTCATGTATACCAAACATGTATTCGTCAATCAGCGTAGTCTTGCCTTCCTTAACCCGATAGCGACCATAACGCTTGTTCTTCGTAGTTTTCAACACACGGCCCTTGAAAGTCAATGTAATCGTTTCACCCACTTTGGTCATTTCAACTTTCCGTAATGCATCCGACCGTGCTTCGGCATATTCTGCCTTCAAAGACTCCAGCTGAACACTGGTTGCTTTAATCTTAGCTGCGAGTGTGTCAAATTTGCTCATTTTTTGCTCCGTTTTGCGAGTTGATAAGTGTATTATATACCCAAAACCATTTAATGTCAACCTTTGTAGGCGATGACACGGACATAAGTTTGGTGTGTATAGAGAGAAAAAGTAGTATAAAGTTTGGGAACAGACTTGGTGAAACCTGCTTCTTGGAAGAAATCACGGGCTTGATGAATCACTTCATCAGCATGATCCGGGTGAACCGGAAACACAACTGTGCGGCGAGTTGGGTCATTCTCAGTGGTCTTATCGGTGTAAGTATTTCCTGGTAGATTAGCACCGGATGCTTTGAAAGCAAGTTTCAACAATTTACGGGCTTCTATTGTAGATGCGAACATTTTAAAAATCCTTTAACTAACTGAATAAGACTCTATTATATAGCCAAAACCATTTATTGTCAACCGTTATTTTCTAATAAAATTCCTGCATGGTGTATCCTAGCGTACACATCATTTCCAAATTCCCATCCGGGCGGCATAGTAGTTCGCAATCTTAAAATATTATCTAAAGTATTAGCTTCATCATCACTTATTTTGAGAATTTTATTATTAGTTTGAAAAAGCAGTGCCACTTCCGTTACTGTAGAACCTGCGTTAAACATTTTAATAGCCTCACGCATCATCAAATCACACGGCACCATATGTTCACGGTAAGCATTTTTACCATTTAATTCTTGCTGCCGTCCCTTAATACTATATCCGATAGTAACCTCATTATCCAATGCATCGAACCCGCCATACCCGCGTGATATAGCCCATGGCTGACCCCTTGTGATTGCATTTTGTAATGTCTCAGCAATAAAAATATAAGTTTCATTGGGCTTAAATTGAACACCCAATCTAGCGTATGCTTGGCGTTGTACAATTCCATCAATATCTTCAATATATTTTACAAGTGTCAAAAATCCTTGAAGTATATTATCTTGCAATTCAATCAAGAGGTGTTTGGCATTTGCTTTAATAATAAGCATTCCACACGACTCTAATTCTGTTTTAAGCAATTCAAGTTTTTCAGAATTGAGACCTTGTCCAGCAACATAACTAGTGATAGACTTTGATTTTTTAATTTCTACTTTTACTTTGTTGCGGGTACGCATAGCGTAGATATTAGATGGGATTTTATCCAAACGCTGGTCTACTGCTTCATATCCGTGCTTATCACAAAAAGATTTAAACACTATGAAATCAAGAGGCATTGCACTCATCTAAAACCCCATTAATAATCTGACTATGAATTAACTGTACTATAGGGACTCAAATCTTCCCCATATTGGTCATCTTCCAGAATGTCATACACAAAGTGCAGTGGGATGCCCAATCGTACAGATACTGTGACCGGGCTATAGCCCTCTTCCAACATATCACGGATACTTAGATCCAAGTCAGCCATTTTGCTCATTTTGAATTACTCACACTAGTTTTAAACAAGATTCCAGACAATGTAGAAATACCCCAAGCCTGAACCCAAGACACTTCGTTGACACCGACAACGGCTCCAACTAGTGCGTTATTCCAGAGCCACATCACGGGCCAACTTAATAGAAAACTAAGAAATACAATACCAGCAATACCTGCGATTGCGGCACCAATAACAACAAAAACGTTATCCATGATTTACTCCTTAAGCGGCAGACAACATGTTAGCCGGGACACGCCATGTATTCAATGGACCAGTCTTAACAATAACAAATTTGCGATTGATTTTTTGTACATCACCTGTGATTACCTGACCACTGCGGCTGTTAGTGAATTTCACTTTGGTACCGACAGTCAGGGTGTACTTGTTTTTCTGTGCGATTTGGGCACGAGCAAAACGAATTGCATCACTGATGCTAGTCAGTTGGTCATTGGTAAAGTTACCTGCTAGAATAGCACGGTTGATTTCAGAAATGTCAGTCATAAAAACTCCTTTAGTTAACTGATTAAGACTCTATTATATATCCAAATCCATTTAATGTCAAATTATTTTTTCAGGTCTTGCTCAATTTTATTGAGAGTTTCCAAAGATTCCAGACGGGTTAGCAAAAGACTGTAACCCAAATAAAATATAAAACCAATAGCCCCGAGACCAATTGCGGTGCCGATTGTTTCACGCGGAACATGAGCAAAGATCCAATCAATGGACAACGAGACTCCTGCTGCAAACGCTACAAGACCAACCAACTGTAATAGTGCTTTAAGTTTAAGAGACATTTTTGTTTTCCTTTTTAAGTTAATATATGTAGTATACACCCAAGACCATTTAATGTCAAGTTTTGGGGGCGTATTTTTGTGTCAATTCTTGGACTTCTTCTACTGTGGCTAGCCCCAAATCAATCAATCTTTTCTGTTCCTGATTGATAGCAGACCGTTCAGTCATGCCCTTCTTCCAAACAGAGTGGTCATCACTATAGTCAAAATACCAATCATGGGACTTTAATAGTTTTTCCAAGATGGCGAGAGATTCGTTCATATCAAAACTCCTGTTTGGAATGCTTAGGTTTGCGTTTGTACAATACTTTGGATTGTACGGATTTTGGCTTGAACGGAGTGTTGTTTTGAAACAACACATGGTGAGCCCGATGTTTGGGCTGTTCAATTTTGAATGAGAGTATTTGCTTTTTCATAACCCATAGTATAGCAGATACTCCATTTATTGTCAAATACTAAATTCCACTCTAGTGACGTTTTTTGTAGTGAAACTGCGCCATTCTTGTTTCTCTAAATCGTACACCCGAATACTAGTTGTTGATTCTTTACGAGGTGTTTTACCTTCTTGTAATGGTTTTGCTTCGGGTAATAATTCTGGTTTCAATGTACAATTCATTACACGCTCAGTACCATCCTGTTTAGTAAAAGTAACTGTAACACTTTCATTAATTTTAAGCATTCCAGTTAACCAGTTACTAAACTTATCCCATTCTTTTTCAGACCAATCTTTTGTTGGGTGATAAGGTTTCTCTAGTACATCAATCGTTTCCATTTTGTTCTTCCCATGTAGTAAAAAAGTTTTTCATTTTTAGTTCTTTTTCCCACTCATCGGCGTAATCATTATCTACATCACACAAGGCAAATGCTTCCTTCCTAGTCACTACACGATGGCTAACAATTTGTTCCCCAAGATGTTCCTGACTAAACTCTTTTGCTTCACCCATCGTTACAGTATCCAACGCCCATTTAACCTTATCATTACCATAGTCATCAATACCAACTGGAACTTCAACCATGTAACGGGTACGAAATGTGCTTACCGCTTCAACTAACACCCATTGTTTCTCCTCGGATGCTTTCTTTCTAAGACTAAATGACCCGTCTTTATTATCTTTCCATTTAAGGATATCACCAATTTCAAATCCTTGAGATTTCATCAGGTCATCCGGAAGTGGAAGAATCAAATCACCTGTCTCTGGATCTTCCTGTAATGTTGCTACCCAAGAGTTATCACCTGTCTTAACCCATCCAGGATCAAGTTTACTTGGTTCAATTTTAGATTCAATTTTCTTTTTACCCATGATATTTCCTTAATTAATTAACATACGAACAAGACCAACACTATCAATAGTCACTAACAACATATAATTGGCAATCATACCAAACGACTTGCGAGTATAACTAGCCCAAGCATACATAGCGCAACCAGTGATCCATATAGGATAAAGAATGAGAAGGGGTGGTTGTGGTACCGTGAGCGCCATTGTGACCGAACACCCGACACTAATAATCCAAGCCATAACTTCAACGACAAAACGAAGAGGGTTTGTTGAATAGTCATCTTTGATGTAATTGTAAATGTTAAGCAATATTAAGTTCATGTTCAGCAATTACATTACGCAATACTTCCTCAACCATTTTGTTCAATGTGATATCACGCTTATGTGCTTCCATTGCTAATTTTAGCATAGTATCATTGTCTAAATCAATTGGCACTTGAATGCGAGTATCAAACTTTTCACCATTAAACATAGCTGTTGCCTTTTCAATGAAATCTTCTTCTGTTTCCAAATCAACCCACTTGATATCATCCCATGCTTCATTAGGATCAATGCCACGATTGGTTGCTTCTTGTTTGTATGCTTCCTGATGTTCTGGATTAATGTAACGATAGGGCTTTGGTTCAACATTCCAAGAACCAACCACTGGGCTAACACTCACCTCATATACTGTTTGTGTGTCAGTATCAAATACTACATATCCACACGCATATTCGCTAGTGTAGTCAATACTACGGGTATTAGATCCATAGCAATCCCAAAGATAATCACCACCGTCGGTGATTTTATGTTGAAAGATATTGTTTACTTGTTCAAGATTCATGTTATAGCTCCAGTTAAGATATGTTATTGTACACTAAGTTTGGTATATAGTCAATTGAATTGGGTATCATTCATAGTTTAAGCAATGCCCACATTGTAGTTTTTTCTAAATCACTTAGAAATTCTGGATAAACATTGTCCAGTTGATAATCATAGATTGTTTTATAACCTTTTTCTATTTTTGACCTAACCAATTTATCTAGGTCCCATCCTTCACGATCCATTTTGGTTTGAAGTTTATGGCCACGGCGTCCCCAGAAGATTAATACTTTAGGCCGACTGTTTGTTCTATCTTCTATATAGATAGCACCCCAAACTTTGTCTGCACCATCTTTATTGTTCCAGCCAATGAATTTGTAGTCAATCATTGTTCAACTTCCTCTATCGGTTGATCAGGGATGTTTTCTGTATCACCTTCACTAGCAAAAACAAATCCCAAATCTAACATCTTTTTTTCTTCAGCATGAGTACAGCGAGGACGGTATATAAACAGTCGCAAAGTAAGGTTATCTTTGCTATAGTAAACTCTATACCTAACTTGTTCCTCATTCAGGATCTTAGCAAGTTCCTGAAATGTAAAACTTTCAGGCCAATCTTCTTTTACACTAGACCTAGTCTTTTCATAATAGAAATCTTGCATACGATGTATGTTGGAACCTTTACCCCAAAATATATTTTGCTCACACCATGCAATCTTTCGGTCAAGCATTTCAATAGTGATTTCGTTGCTCATTCTTTAACTCCGAAATGTTTTAGTATATTCTGCTCACAATGAACAGGTATGTACGTTACTGAATCTTGAACCCAATGTCTTTCTGGGGTATGCGGTAGAGTTTTAGCAACTAAAGCACATTCCCGCACAATCAACTCGGCGAACTTTTCGTAATTGAAATTAAGACCAAATTCATTGTGTTCCCAACATTGGGGTTCAAGTTCTTTAATTCGTTTGTTCATTCCGTTTTTCCTCTTCTTCTGATTGCTGCTTGCAACGAACAAAAATCGTCATGTGCTTTACGGGTTGTCTCTGCGTGTTTGTTGCTATGACAATGAATAGACCACCACTTTCGTGCAAATTCTTCAACCTCCCTAGCACACTCCTCTATAATCAACTCGGCGAACTTTTCTTGGTCAAACCCAAACTCTAGTAACTCACCATTTACCCCGTAAGTTTCAATTCGGCACTGTTCAGCAAGTTTTTCAATTTGTTCGTTCATTCTAAAACTCCATATTCTGCTTGAAGGTCATACAATGCTTTACGTACCTTTACTGCAACTGGTTTATACTTGTCAGGATGTATAGGATGATAGGTGTATTCCATACCCGCCCATGTCTTGCTACCTGTCAATAATTTATCAACTTCTGCTAGAATTTGAAAGCGAGGATCCGCCCACATCTTGATTACATTATCAGGTACGATTGGTGTGTTCATTCTTCAACTCCGAAATATCGTAAGATATTTTTATGGTTATTTGCTTCCAAACAAATCTCAGCACATTCCTGCACAATCAACTCGGCGAACTTTTCAGGATCAAAGGCATCATAAACAACACCTTCGCCACCAAAGTATGCTCCAGCCTTAACCAGCAGTTTATCAATTCGTTCGTTCATTACTTTTTTCCAATCTTAGAAACAACTTCTACCTTGCTTACTTGTAATTGATAAAGAAACCTACGATACACTCGCAATGCGGCAATACTCATTGGATCTTCTTTACCTTCAAGTTCAGCAATCTTAGATTCTAATTCCTTTTCCTTGGCGCGGTGACGCTCAATGTCAGCATTGAGACCTTTTGCTTTATCCCAAAAGTATTTCATAATGTTCTCCTTACTTAATCCCGAATGTGTTCAATTCGGGACGCAATGTGTTAATCAATTCTGTTTCACGGGCATGAGCAGGACGCTTGCCACGAACAACTTCAATAACACCGAATATAAAACGCTCGGCACCACGTTCACGCAATGCACAAGACAGACCCCAATTCTTACGCTCAGTCAAGGCCCGTTGCATATGCTTTTGCATACGACGGCGTAGTGTGCGAAACACATTACCCTTGAATGACAACGCAGTAAGACCAATATAATATTCTTGTGTAACTACATCTTGTATGTAGTATATCACTTGATTACGGTCTGTTCTACGCTTACGGGCGATTTTCGAGTTCATAAGTGTATTATATACCCAAAACCATTTAATGTCAACCGTGGGTTTCTAGTAAGGCCGAGACGAATTCCGTGTCGCTATCCCCTAGGTCCTTATCTGTTGTAAAAACGCAACAGTTTCCAAACTTGGCCAACTTGCGGCCTGCATCGTCATTGTCGCAAACTGTGATAACTTTGCGGTTAAGACAGGTTAACCAGTTTCCCAAGTCTTGATTGGGGTTGTTAGATAGCACGGCCAACGCACTAAATCCACGCTCAGTCAACCTGGCCGCATCAAACACCCCCTCACACACAAACACGACTCCGGGGCTTAAATGTAGACTTTCTACGCCCCAGACTGTCTGGGTGGGCTGATTTCGGTATGTGAAATACTTGCCCTGTTTGGGATTATTCTGTGGTTTTTTCTCGCCCAAGGGGCGATATTGCTGATATCCGATTAATTGGCCGCTTAGATTCCACAAATAGAATGTAGCAACACCTTCAACTTCATCAAGCACGGGCCTGTGAAGTTCTAAGTCTAAGTGACGAGATTTTAGGTGTTCTCTCAGCATACTCACAGTATACACCCAAAACCATTTATTGTCAACCGTTATTTTCGGGGGATTCTTTAGGGATTTCTGTCAGATACTCATAATTGGTAGTATCTATGTTCTCACGCAAAACGATAGCCCCGTTCTTTAGATGAAATCTACGGGCCACGTTTGTCTTAGGGCTTAGTGTCACAAATCTTGTAACACTAGGATATTGTGCTTGAATTCCTTTTACCGCTTGATAAAGCAAATCTCTACCTTTGCCACTTTTGTAACTCCATATGGTATAAAATATGGCGGTAGTAGGAACACTTGAGGTTTTACTTAACCCTTCAACATCTTCAGGAACAAAATCATGGAAGCTAACACAAACCATTGCTTCTGGATTTTGTTCTTCATCAGTTAATGCTGCTACAACCCTACCATCGCTAACTCTAAAATCTTTAGAGATTTCAGGGCGTACAGGATCGTCTTTTATAAAACTTAATAATGTGTGTGAAAGGTCTGTGATGAATTGAAACATGATATTCTTATTTATACGTATATTATAATTATTAAATTAAATCCAAAAAAGTAGGGCCCTAAGACCCTACTATGCTAACTTATCTATATTTTGTCCTGCCCGCATCATTCTGCGGTTTGCCTCTATTCTATGTATTTCATTATCAATAAGGCGTTCTTTAATATGACGGTCATTAACAATCATTTCCCTATGACGTTCTTCATTACGAACCAATGCAGTATGTTGCTGAATTGCTGATGCTGCTAATGTTACTTTATTGAATGTCATAGGTTGCCTTTTCTTTTATTTATCACATAGTTGGGCCATTGCCGTTTTTGAAGCCAACTGACCCACCTTCTGCCTCGATCCGTTTAATAACATCTTCGAATAAGATAGGAGTAAAGTCAGTTTGCTCAACACAAACACAATGATAGCGAACGTCTGGTTCATCACTATACAGAACTTCTCCGGTTCTAGCATCAACCCCACGTGCTTTCTTTACACGATTAGAATGTAAATGTCCGTGAATGTTGGTACCAAATCTACCCAAGCTATCACTATGCAACGGAATATGACTTAAAATCATTCCGTTCATAACATGATATGCTC